GCATGGCAGCGTCATTGACTTCGCCATGCTGCTGTTCAACTGCTCTTTCAGAGAGGCCATGGGACGCCTTGACAGCGATTTCCACTTGGGGATAGGTATTTCAAAGCCCATCACTTACAGAGAGCGTAAAGGTCGCCAGAAGGCGATTATGGCTATCAGAGAGCATGACCGCCAACTTGCAGAGATAAACGCCAAATGCAATGAACTGGAGCGCCGGTATGATATGGCGGATGAGCTGATCCGAAACCTTCAGCCAAGTGACCCGGATGAATTGACCTGTGCGTTTGCATGGGCGCTGAAAAGCATTGATGCAATCAAATATGACCTGCTGTTGGCAGAAGGAAAGAGGTGGGAACTTGAACAATCTCCCCGAAATCCCGGACTGGACACGGGAGACATATCAAACACCCGAACCGTTTGAATGGCTGTATGCTTTCAGAGACAACAAATTTGTGATGCTTCAGCTCCGGGATGCTATCAAAGAAAAAGCTGGATCCATCGGCGTCAAGAACTTCATCACAAAATGGAATGCGTTTCTTTCGGAGAAGCGCAAAGCTGAAGGCCGGGACATCGAAAATGTCACTGATTTTGACGGACAGCCGATGGAACTTTACTGCGGGGAATACACTTGCGATGACGCCGGAGTGACCTGCCTGGACTTTGCTGGCAGAGAGGTCATTGTTTGCCGGCATCCGATCATGCCGGTGGGGCGTCTCATCAACATC